CACATCACTGATAGGATTAGCATGAATATGCGTGAAAAGTTTATGGAGATTGGCATTGATGATGATTGGATTGCTAATCAATACAAGGATTTTATACTTGATGCCCCACCAAATGCGAAACTTAATGCACTCAACAGAGTTTCCGATTTATTAGGACATACCAAGAAAGAAAAAGAAGAAAAGACACAAAATATTATTATGATTTCAGATGGAGATAAGAAGTTGCTAGCAGAAGCTAGAAAAGAATTATCTGATAAAGACATTGGTAAATTAATTAATATTGTAAAGGAAAAAGGAATAGATGGTGTTCTTGAAACGGAAAATACCGAAAGCAACCATATCGATTGAAATAGATACAAACTATTCAGGTATTATTATGCTTGATAATAAAGAAATGTTTGTAGAGCCAAAAGTTTCAGAGTTAATTTTAAATATGATTGAACATATTGATGAATTAAACAGCAAACTTGATATTTATGAAAATAATCTTTTTGGGAGGGCAGATGCCTAAACATTTATCTACAAATCAACTTCGATTCACAGACGGAACATCACGATTGAAAACGACATTAATGAAGGGTATGAAAAAATTACGCAAGAAAAAAAAGAAAAAGGTATCAATGAAGAAATCAAAAAAATGATTTCAGATAGACTAGATTTAGGTCAGTCAAAATACAATCAAGATGTACCACTAGAAGATGGCAGAGATTTTGTACAAGAAACTTTAGAAGAATTATTAGATGCTTGCGTATATTTGAGCGCACAAATATTAAGAGTGAAAAATAAAATTAAATAATGCAGCTATCATATACTATAGAAGAAAGAGAAGCGTTAATGAAGAGAATGTATTTAGATATATTCTTTTTTGCCAAATTTATTCTTGGCGACCCAGAGCAACCTATGCATTATCATATTAGAAGTAAGTCGCCTGAGTTTCATAAAAAAATAGTATCTAAACTTTTAAATCTAGATATTGGTTCAAAGCTAGCAGTTGTTGCGCCTAGAGGTCATGCAAAATCTACACTTATAAATCTTGTATACCCTTTACATAGGATTTTGTTTGATGAAGAAAAATTTATTCTTTTAATATCGGAATCAGAAAAACAATCAAAGTTTTATCTTGAAACTATAGGAAATGAAATTGAATACAACGAAAAACTTAAATATTTTTTTGGCGACCGAAAAGGTAGAAACTGGGGCAAAGAAGAGAAAGAATTTATAGCTGGTTTTGATGAAGAAGGCAACCCAAACAGTTACTGCAAAGTTTTAATTCGTGGTACAGGGCAAAAAGTAAGAGGGTTAAAATATGGAGCATATAGACCAACACTTACTGTTATCGATGACGGAGAAGGAGAAAGAAACACAGCTACACAAACTTTGCGTGACCAATTTAGACAATGGTTAAATGGTGCAGTAATTGCAGGTTCTGGAGATTCCAAGTTAATATTTATTGGAACTATTGTAGATGAAGAGTCTTATTTAAATAGAATAGCTGGACCATTAGCATACGATAGAAATGGTAAAAGAAAGATAAAAGGATGGGATAGTCTTTTCTTTCAAGCTATACTGCAAGACAACAAAGATGGATACTTCACTGCAAGCGGTAAAGAGATTTTAGATAAAAAAGGTAAACCCAAGGTATTGTGGGAAGATTATAGACCTTATGATTGGTTGATTGCTGAAAGAGATAGATTAGTATCTGAAGGAGATGTTGCATATTTTTATCAAGAATATCAAAACATTCCAATGGATGACAGTTTTAGAGTATTTAAAAAAGAAAACATATCCTATTGGGATGGAACATTTAATAATAATGATGATTTTTCTGTAATACATCAAGAAATAGATGGCGAGATGTACGAAGTTCCAGTAAATGTATTTATGGGGGTAGACCCTGCATCAAGTGAAAATATAAAAGCAGACTTCTCAGTTATCATGGTAATAGGTGTAGATGCGGAAAATAACATTTATGTTATTGATTATCATCGTGGACAGATGGCTCCTATGGATTTAGCTGACAAATTATTTGAAATGATTGAATTTTATAACCCAAAAATCATAAATATAGAAGAAACTGGACATGTTATGCTATCTGATTATATGACTAGAGAGTCTAAAAAAAGGGGCAAATTTTACAATATATCACCTAAAAAAGCAATAAAAAGCAAGTTTTATAGGATAAAACAGCTGCAACCATATTTTGCTAGCAAAGCTATGTTTATACAAGATGCTCATTGGGAGCTAGAACAAGAATTATTAAACTTTAAAGAACATGGTAGTTTTAAAAAAGATACACTTGATGCTTTAAGATGGGCAATCGATGATATATATGCTCCTAGACATGGATATGATGAAGAAGGCGATAGAATTTCTTATAGTTCAAACTTTCTTGGAATAGATTGGGAAACAGGTCAAAGGATATTTGCATAATATATATAAATTTAATTAATATGTAATAGAATGATAAATCTAAAAAATATAAAGTTAGATGAAATGAGTGCATCTGACATAGATAGTGAATATGTTTATTATCAATCTTCAGCTGAAGAACATAAATTTCAAATGTCTGAAGATGAAGAATTTTATTTAGGACTTCAACTTACTCAAGCTCAAAAAGATTATTTAATTTCTGTTGGACAACCACCAGAAGCAAATAATAAAATTAGACCTGCAGTTGAACAGGTTCTATCAAATGTATCTGGTTCATCTCCAGAGTGGGATGTTGTGCCTGTTGGTAAAACAGATACAGAAGTTGCCTTTGTTTACAATGAACTATTAGATAAAATATGGTTTGATTCTGATGGAGATAGAAATTTTAGAAGTATTGTAAAAGATTTTATTGTCAAAGGTTTAGGTTTTATGTATATATATCCAGATTGGCAAGCAGAGCAAGGTAGGGGTGGAATAAAAATAAAAAGAATAGCTCCAGAAAATATTTATGTAGACCCAAATTCTACTGACCCATTTTTTAGAGATGCTTCTTCAATAATATTATCTGATACAAGCACCAAAGAAGCTATGAAAGCATCTTTTCCAGAATATGCACAACAGATTGAAGATGCAAATGAAGATTATAGAGAAGATAGTTATGCAACATCAAAATATAATCGTGATGAAATAATTCGCAGACCAGATGTGGTTGATGATGGGCAACCAAAAATTAGAAGATATATAAGATGGTGTAAGGTAACGGAAGAGCAGGTTTTACTAACAGATAATTTAACTGGCAGACAAAAGTCTTTTACTAAAGAAGAGTATGATGAATTTAAAAAGACAGATAGATTTAAAGCATATATAGAAGAAAATGAAGTAACAGAAGAAAAAATATACCTTACAAGAGTAAGAGAAATATTTGCTGTTGGTGATTTTATTGTTTATGATATTGTTTTGCCATTAGAAGATTATCCAATCATTCCAGCTTGCAATGAGCATAATGGTAATCCATATCCAGCTGGCGATGTGAGGCATGCAAAAACTCCACAAAGAATGTTAAATAGAACTGAGGCATTGCTTATCTCACACGCCACAAGTACTGCTAGTTTTAAATTAATTTATGAAGATGGAGCAATTGACCCTGAAGAATTAGAAAAATGGTTTGTGCCTAATGCAATTATTCGTGCTAATCCATCTGCCTTGCGTGAAGGTAAAATTAAAGAATTATCTCCACCTCAAATAAGTTCACAGTTATATGTTGAAAAACAAAGATATGAAACAGATATAGAAACTGTTTTTGGTTCATATAAATTTCAACAAGGTAATCCTTCTGGAGCAGTTGGTACTTTTGGAGAAGCTAGAATATTAGATGAAGCATCTTCTAGAAAACAAAATTATAAAATACTTCCTGTATATGATATGCTGACTCAAGCAGGGAAAATTGTATCTAAATACATTCCTTATGTTTATGATAAAGAAAGAGTTTTAAGGGTTGTTAATCCTTTGGGAATAGAAAAAGAATTAAAAATTAATGTACCAGTTTTAAATGACTATAGTCTTGCAGTTGATAGAATGTATGACGTAACAACAGCGGAAGTTGATATTCGTGTTGTTATAGGTAGTACTAGAACTAAAAGTCCTACAGCAGATTTGTCAAGAGATATACAATTACTGCAAGCTGGTATATATGATAAAACCCAAGTAATTATGGGTCTACAAGGAGATGTAGATAAAACTGCATTAATTGCTAGAATGGGTGAAATAGAACAATTGCGTGCGCAAAATCAACAGCTTGCAAATCAATTACAGGCAATGACAGGCGATTTACAAACTAGAGAAAGAGAATTGTTCCACAGCAAGATGAGAGCAGAGGTTTCTGAAGCAACTAAACCTGTACAGCAGGCAGTTAGCAATTTAAGAGCCACTGCAAAAAATGAAGAGAGAAAACAAAAGGAGCTTACACAAGCTACTGTAAACGATTTAACCAATATCAGAAATGGGATTAACTCACAAAATCAGGCTCCCAATCCATTTGATGAACAAATGGGAATGGGATAACCAAAAAAATAGGAGCATCTAATGTCTGAACAAGCGACAAGTACACAAGCACAAGAAGGCGATAACCTTATGGGAATGTTAAATACATTCAATAATGGCTCTCCTCCAGAGCAAGTAGAAAGCGAAACAGAAGAACAAGAAGTACAACAACCAGAAGAACAAGAAGCAGAATCTCAAGAATCTGATGAAAATTCAGAATCTCAAGAAGAAGCTGTAGAGCAAGTAAAACAATGGTTAATAGATAACAAATTTGAAGATACCGAAGAAGGAAGAGCAAAGCTAGCTGATGCATATAAAAATATACAAAGTGCAAAAGATAAAGCTGAATCAGAACTTCGTGATAAAAGCACAAAATATGAAAAGTTAGAAGTGCTTGATGATTGGTTAAAAAAGAATCCACAAATAATTGATTTGCTAGAACAAGAAGCTCAAAAACAAGAATCAAGTGGTCCTCCTGCAAAACCAGAGGATTATGATTTGATGGAAGAGCAGGTAGAAGGTTCTACATCTCAACAATGGAGACTTCAATATGACCAATGGTTAATTGACCAAGGGGCTAAAAAAGCCATGAATCAATTTGAAGGTATTAGAAAGCAAGAAAATGTTGAAAAACAAAGACAAGCTGAAATCAATGAGTTAAAATCATTGGGTATGACAGATGAAGAAATAAAATCATTTTATGGTTTTATGAAAAGTCCAGATAATGTTACTACTAAAAATATGGTTAAGGTATGGAAAGTTCTTAATAATAAAGAAGATAATGCACAATCAACTTCAAAAGAAAAAGAAGTCAAAGACAGTAAGGTTTTAAAAATGGAAAAAGTACAGAGTGGTGCATCTATAGAAGGAAAAGCTCCGCCTGTCAAAAAACCAGCTGATAAAGAAATTGACGAATTTATGAAGGGGATTATGCAATTTAGCAAAAAATAACCTTGATAAAGGAGTAATGTCAAATGGCATATACATATGGTTCAGGAACTGCAACACAGTTCACTGACGGAACACAAAGACAAGTACTCGAATTAGGTCCACAGATTTATTATTACAATGAATCTGTTACGCCTTTGCTATCTGTTTCGGGTCGTGCAGGCACTATCGGAACTCCTGTACCGATTTTTGAATGGATGGAAGATGAGTATTTTTTAAAGAGGAGTATGAAAACTCCTATAACTAGCAGTGATGTTTCTGATACAGCTGATGGAGGAATAAACGGTCATCATACTGTTGTAATCTTACCTAGACAAGCGCAAATGGAAATGTTTGAAGTTGGCGCTATTTATTCTGCTTCTGTTGCTGGTGGTTCAGCTGCTTTACAAACTAACGTAACACACTTTTTATGTGTTGCTACTGGTAAAGGCGTTAATGTTACAGCTTCAACTGATAAAATGGTACAATTTATTGGCTTACATATCAAGTCAAGTGATTCAACTGTTTATCAAGTTGAACAATGTGATGATGGTAGTGATTTAATTACTGCTGATGCTTCAGGCATCCTAACCTTAACATATGTTGCAACAGCTGGTCAATACGGAACTACAGCTAATTTTGGTTCACAAGGATTGTTTCAAGCTGAAACTGCTTTTCTTGATGATAATGAATTTAAGATTGCAGGTGGTAATGGGCAATTTGCTGAAGGTGCTGCAGTAGGTTCTGAAACTCGTAAAAAAGTTCGTAGATTAAAAAATTGCACACAAATCTTTCGTGAGCCT